TTGCTTGTGCAAAATATGGCAGGATTGATAAAGTTTCTTCTCTTTTCGTGAAGCTACACCAATTCTTGTTAAGGTTTCCCTTACTTTGAGGAAATCATCGGGTTCATTCAATAGAATCTCAATCATTTTATCCTGAGACCAATGAACCTGGGGTTCAGCAGTTTGATTCATTTTTTACCACCAGTATCAAGTTTTTGTTTAATAAAGAGCAATTGTTCATTAGTTAAGATTTTCAATACCTGTGCTGCCTTTTCATTACTATAACCATAGTATTTTTTGACAAACTCAAGATCTGAGATCTTTTCTTTACGAACCCAAGGAGAGAATCTCTTCCTCTTTCTCAATATATTTAGATAAAAATTATATTGCATGTCCTTATCTAAAAAGTGATACTTATTCATTTCATTAGCAAACATCACACAATCCAGATGTCCAGATAGGCACCTGTTCACAATGAATGGTGGATACTCCTTAATATCCTCACTTAGATTTTCCTTTGTGAAATTGATAGAATTCAACCAGTCCTTTAGTTCCAATGTCTAATCACCCCTGCAACAATAAAACAGTTAGTCGCCAAATAAGTAAAGAGTATAAGAGTACGAAGAACAGCGACACCATTATCGTATCTTTTTGTTTTGACATCTGAGAAACTACCTAGTGTGTACTTCCACAGTCTCCATAATCTCTTCATTGATATACCTCAAAAGTTCCTTATCTTCAACATCATCTGGAATATCATTCTTGTAAAAAATCCTGTAACTATCAGAACCATACTTACCGATACCAAAGAGTTTGGTGGCATCCTCTCCATCCCACTTTAAAAAATCATTGGTCATACGCATAATACGATGTGCCCTAATGTTAAACATACCAAGTGGTTTGATGAAGTCAGAGAGACTATCATGCTGCCATACCTTTAGGAACTCCTCTGGTGTGGGTGTCAACTTGAATAGTTCTGTAAGGACTGGTTTTACCTGTTTCCTGTCAGTCAGGTTAAGACAGATGACACCAACCATGTGCTGCCATACATTATCAACCTGTTGTTGAACCATAAGCTCTTCAACCATCAACCAGACCCTCCTTTTTCAGTCGATTAAAGTTATAACATCCCTCAAAAGTAAGTTGAATCTTTGGTTTCTTACCATAGTTCATCAGGATAAGTTCTCTCCTATCCTTCTGCTCCCTCATATATTTACCGGTTGATCTCATCGTATAGGTATGATCAAACTCTGCCTCTGACCATCCCTCAAACCTGTTCCTGACCATCTGACCAGAGTTATAGGACACCAAACAATCAAGACTGGTTTCTGAGCACTGACGAGCAAATACATCGTGATTAAATCCCCTGTGCATATTGCCCTTCTTGCCATAGATATTGTCCTTAATATCATATGGTGGATCAAGATAGATAAATGCTTTCCTGTCAGATGACTCATCTAACAACTCCTCATAGGAGAGATTAGTGATCTTCCAGTTCTTGATAATCTTCTGGTATTGTGACAATCTCCCAATACCTTTCTGAGAAAAGTTACTAACAGATGCCATCTTTGAGAATGATGATGACTCTGTAAGACCAGAAAAAGAACACTTGTTTACAATGTAGAAGGCACATGCCTTAGCAAAATCACCAACATTATCATCAGATAGATGACCCCTTGACGAGTTAAAGAGCAATCTACATTTATCCTCCGTATCATGAAACCTCTTGAGTGATCCAAGAAAATCACCCATCTCATCACCCCTTTCCTGAAGTTGTCTCCAGAAGTTTACCAGGGGTGAGTAAAGATCATTTACCCAAATATTCAGGTGTGGATACATCTTACTTAGATGTATTGCTATTGAACCACCACCAATAAAAGGTTCACGATATTCCTTGTAGTCTAAAAGATTAGGAAAGTGCGGAACGATCTTATTGATAGCGCGGGATTTCCCGCCTGGGTAGCGAAGAGGTGTCTTCAATGACTTCATAATCAGTGGATGTAGTATTCAAAATTAAAGAATGAGGAGCTGTGCATAAACTTTGTACCGTGATGCCCAAAACCCTTTCCCCCATGAGAGTGCTTGTGGTAATGACAATATCCCCTACCCCTATGACAGTGATGATGCCTGTGTGAGGGCATCCAGTTGCGATGGGAGTGTGTATAGTGCGGTCTATGGATCTTATGTGCCATAGCAGGGGAGGCAAACATAAGTGCCCCTGCTGCCGCTAAAATAATTTTCTTCATTCAATAACCTCCAGTAAATGATTAACAGAATTAGAGAGTGATCTATAACCTGAACCAACATAGATCTGACCTGCTACCACTGAAACAGTGGCAACACCCCAGAATATGTAGTACCACCTACTCTTGACTTGATGTTTTTTGCCTTGTTTCTTCGTCTTCATAAGTAATAGAAATTCTCTTTTTCACATATCCCTTAGAGTCTATCACAAGACACTTATTAATACAACAGTTGTCAAGTGCCTCTTCAATATTCTGTAACTGCAAGTGCAGCATCAGTTTTCTATCTTCCTCACTCAGTCTTTTCATTGTAGTATGCTATGGTTTTGTGAAATACATCCAACGGATCAGGATACTTCTCAGGATATTGGATCCTGTTAATCCTTTCTTTAAACTCTGCTAGTTCTGGAATATGCATATACCCCAGAACATCAATGAGTGCTATAAGTTCGTCTTCATCCAACTTGATGTTACGAATGCCATAATGTTTCATTGAACCCCCTTAGGCCACTCTTCAATCTCCACCAAATCATAATCCCAATCCTCAATAACAGGATTGGCGTATAGACGATCAGAGAGGAGATCCAACTCTTTCCTTGCTTTCTCCTCAGTCTCTGCTTCCAACCAAACATCAATCACCTTACCCAGTCTAAGTTTCTTGATGTTCAAGTCTGATAATCTTCTTGATGCATCTCTCACAGCATTACCAGGAGAATCATCAACCTGTGACCTAAGACGAATGAATACTAATCCTTTAAATTTCATTAGAACCCACCATAGAGGGCCTGGAGGGCGGCCATGTCTTGAGGCATGAACCACTGCTGAGCGAGGTTACGATTGTAACTCATGATAGAATGGATCGTGTCGTGGTCGTGACCTAGGCCCAGGGCGTGACCGATCTCGTGGGTGAGAACTCCTCTCCAGAAGGGGTTGGTTCCGTCATCAAGAACCTCGATCACAGTGTAGGAGTCGGGAACCGGGTCGAGTTCGTTGGTGATGGTGGCCAATCCATCCACGCCAGTCTCACCCTCAGACAACCCGGTGATGGCGTCCACAAAGTTGACCTTGATCTCGGCGTCAGCGTAGTCAACTAGCTCGAAGTTGATACCCAACTCTTTCTCTAGCCGGGCGAACGTTGCCTGAACATATCCCCTCTCGCCCTTCTTCATCTGACCAACGGAGAAAGTGATCATGCCATCTTCCATATAGTTTGTAACCGTATCATGGACGCTAGTTCCGTTAGTCCATCCGGTCACGAACTGGTGATTATTGTCATAGTCAAAGGCACCTTTCTGGAAAACTTGATACCAGGTGGGCTCAAATGCTTCAGTCATTTGGAAAGTGTGAGATGATTGTCTGTTGTGATCTATTATATCAACTAAAAGGGCCCTTGGAAAGGGATAGTGGGCGGTTTGCTAAGTGGATGTAGTTCACTTGAATTCACACTCCACCATAATTTCAGTCAGACATGCCAGCATGTTTATTTCCTGGTCAGCAACGAAAGAAGATTGGTATTGATACTTAGCAATGATAAGAACAGCAGCAGCAATGCCAGAACCTTCCATGGACTTATAACAAGCATCGTAAACAGACCGAAGAAGTACAGTAGGATCATTGTCCAGATTATCGACGACCCACTTACGAACCTTAGGAAAGTCTTTTTCTTTGAGCGTTTTAAAGAGATCATCAGTTTTTACATTAGAAAAGGAAGCAAGAATGCCAGAATCAATATTACCACCAGCAGCATACCTTTGACATTCATTAAGAACACGTCTCCAATCAGGAAAGTGTTTCTGAATAAGTTCTACCAGGACCTTGTTATCATATTTAACACCCTCTGTATCCAGGATTTCTTGGAGGCGTGTGAAGAATGATGCTGCGAGTAACTGCTTTTCTTTTCCCTTAAGGGAAAAGTCGATGACTGAGCATCTACTGTGAAGGGGTTGAATGATTTTATTCTTGTAGTTGCAGGTGAAGATGAATCGGCAGTTTCCAATAAACTCCTCTGTAAACGCCCTAAGGCAGAGTTGAACATCTGGGGTTGTGTTATCTGCCTCATCAATAATGATGACTTTGTGTTTGGCAGTAGAAGATAGCGATACAGTTGAAGCGAAGTTCTTGGCATTATTACGCACCGTGTCTAGGAATCTGCCCTCATCAGAACCATTGATCACATAATAATCCGTGCCCAGTTCAGCACAGAGTGCCTTGGCAACTGTAGTTTTACCACAACCTGGTGGTCCTGATAGGAGAAGGTTAGGAACCTCCCCCTTATCTAGGAAATCAAGGAATGTTTTCTTTGTTTTGTCAGGAAGAATACATTCACTTATCTTTTTGGGTCTATATTTTTCAACCCAAACAAAATCATCACGACTCATTTCAAATCCAATCAGGTTTACGATGTGGTAGACGCAGATAGTTATCCTTCACCCATGGTTTAGATGCAATATACATCTTGTACTTTGTGAATATATCCACTGTTGTATCATACTTGAATTCATCAGGTCCAGCAAATACGAATGGTGTTGGTCCTTTACCTGACCGGCCGGTAGGATCTCCTGTGGGAAGAATTTCCTTTGCCACATTCAAGGTGTTGAAGCAGGTGTGAACCTTACCATAACGGGCAGCATACTCAGAACAAAGGGCAAACCCATGAGCAAGTAACCATTGCCAGTTCATCACAAATGAGTTTGCCCAAACCGTGCATGGATGACCCCTGAACGCCCCTTTATCGGTCCTGTAGGGTTGTCCATCCGCCCTAGGTAGTGTTCCAAACCCATGACCCCACTTCTCAGAACAGACGATCGCCAGCATCTGACAGGTCTCCAGGGGCATCTTGACAATATGTTTGTCAGGTAGAACCCTGGCAGACGTCCAGGGATTCGGATCAGTCACAAAAATGTTCATACCATCCTGTCAATAATTTCAGATTCAATATCTGTAGCACGCATCTCTTCATACATGAAGGTAGCAGCTGCTCTAGGACCGTGGGGATCACCACAAGTAAACACATCACAGACTGCTATTCCCTTCTCAGGCCAGGTGTGAATGCTAATGTGACTCTCAGAAATCATAGCAAATCCTGTAACCCCTTGGGGCTCAAACTTATGAACATTTAGATTCAATAAGGTTGCCTTACACATTTTTACTGTCTTAAAGAGCAGCATACGAATGTGTTCTGGATTATCCAGTAACTCAACTGGACATCCCTTTAGAGTAAAAAGAATGTGTTTCATCCAAAGGAAGAATCAGATTCAAGGGCAATAAAGTAAGTCACATCAATATTCTGATTGGTGAACTTAGACAGGAGTTTCCGTGATACAATCACAACATAAGAACCAGGAATAATCTTCAGGTTCTCCTCCTTGAAGTTGACTGTGAACTCAGAATCAGTCTCCCCAACAATGATGGAAAAATCATTTGAGGTAACATCATTCTTATCACGGGCAACCAGTTTGATTACACCAGCCTCACCGATGGCGGAGATATCAGGCAGTTGATAGATAGATGCTGCCTTCTTCAACCTATCAAGTTGCTGGCTCGTGATCTCAAAACAAAAATCCTCTGTTGGTAAAGAGATCTCCTTTTCGGGAGGGGCAACAATAACCGTGGGATCAGCAAAGAAATATTTGGAACGCATCTTGCCTTCCCTAATCATCACATAATCATCATTTTTGAAGTCCAACTCCGGGCTAGCATGAAGGGAAAGACCATTAAGAAACTGATTAAGATCATAGATACCAAAATCCTTGGGAAAAGATTCCTCAATGGTTGCTTCAACAAGGATGTTCTTCATGACTGAGATGGATCTCAGTTTGCTACCCTCCTTAAACAGAATGGATTGATTGATTGAAGAGAAGTTCTTCAGCAGATTTAAAGTGGTCTCAGACAGTTTCATAGGGTTACGGATTTTCATTATCAAAAGGGATAGTCAGATTCTTTGTAGTGGTTATCAAAGTGTAGCAGAAGCATAGCATAATGGATCACCTTGAGCAAGTCCCTCTTACTCTTTCCATCTTTTGCCCCGTAGCGACTGCCGTACTTAAGGATATTTGCCTGACAGAATGAGGATGCTAGACCCTTTGCTGCCATCAAATCAATAGTCTGGATATCCTTAAATCCATTAGCAGCACCAGTATAGTGACTGCGATATGTGCCACCGACATAATCAGTAATGTCCTTGATGATCACATCCTCATTATACTTCCATCTACCATTATTGTTATTGGTTCCTGGAAGATCAGGAATATTGAATGTGATCTCATCATTAGGGATATCAAAACTGATTGTATCAGGTGATGATGATGATAAACCACCACCATAATACTGAGCAGCACCAATACCATCGGCGGAGGAGGAGAAGGTGATCATGTCATCACCCATTCCTCCAGCGATGGTATCATCATCAGCATAAATTTTATTAATATTTCCTGTGTCAATCATAGTGTCTCCATACTGTGGAAAGAAACTCATAGTGTCTCCATAAAGTTCATCGTAAAGTAATGACCAAGAGTTTACCATCAGTTATTATATCAATTCTGATGGTAGGTGTCAACTGAATCAGTATTCATCTCAAAATCAGTCATCTCAAAATCAGCATCAACCTTGTCATAGAGTTCAATGAATGATGCCTTGGTCTCATCATCAAAACGGTTGATGCAAACTTGGATTGCCTTCTCTTTATTGTTAAAGATACTGAAAGCACGGATGATATGAACGAGACGACGTGTGCTGATCAAATCCTCAATACCACCATCATAGAAGGTCTTGCGGATAATGTCTGCCCAATCAACCAGGTGCTTGCAGAAGGCACGATCCTCAACACCAAGATCCAGTGCAATACCCTCAAGGATTCTCTGCTCTGTGGCAGCAGTGGGATATGACTGCTCAAAGGTTACTGGGAATCGCTCAAGGAAGGCTTCGTTAAGCACGTTAGTTCCAATGAATCGTCCATCGTCGGATCCTTTGCCTTTAGTGTTGGCGGTTGCGAATACTTGGAAACCCTTTGTGGGCGTAATGTATTCGCCAGTCTTCTTGAGGAAAATACCTTTTCCTTCGAGGATAGACTGAAGACAGAGGATTTTGTTTGAGGCGAGATCGATTTCGTCAAGGAGCAGGACTGCTCCACGTTGGAGTGCTTCAACGACTGGGCCATTGTGCCAGACGGTTTCACCATTAACAAGGCGGAAACCACCAATAAGATCATCCTCATCTGTTTCAATAGTGATGTTGACACGAATCATCTCCCTCTTAAGTTGAGCACATGCCTGTTCTACACAGAATGTTTTACCATTACCAGAAAGTCCAGTAATGAATGTGGGATAGAACAATTTGGACTTGATAATCTTCTTTACATCAGTGAAACTACCAAAGGCAACAAAGGTATCATCACTCTGGGGAATCAAGTTCTGCTCCACAGATGGTGTTGCAGAGGGTGCCTCATATGACTTTTCCAACTGTTCTTTTACAGTCAGATTCCACTTACCACGACCAACCTTGTAGTCATCAAGTTTCTTAGTAACAGTCTGGTAGGTGGTGCCATTCATAGCGCACCAGGCACGGACATCAGCAGCAACTACTTCTGATCCATACAGATTGGTGAGTGAGGACAGGACGTATTCAGTGGAGAGTGCCATAGTGGTTTTGTTCAACAGGTTCATTATAAGGGGTTTTGGGGGGTCAGGGACCCCCCAGTGGACAGTTCTAGAAGTGGTTTCTCATGCAACCAACTCCATAAACTTACTCAGAACTTTTTTATTTAGTGCCTTGGTCTTCAAATTTTTGATAAAGGCAGATTTGATTTTTGCTTTGGAAGCACCTTCTTCAACATCAAATTCAGATTCATTGCTAAGTGCTGAGGTCATCATGGCAAAGTAGGATGTGTATCCGCTTTTCTTGATATCATAGAACTTATCCCTCTTAATCTGTTTGATGATATCATTACTCACAAATTCATACTCTCTGACAAAGTTGTTAATCTCCCTAGGACCACAGAGACGAATACCAATGAAGTTTACATCCTTCATACAATCCCTAAGATCTCTCAGCATGACATAAGTAAAATCAGAATAGTTGTAACCAATCTGATATACGTGACCACTCTTCCTGTTTCTTAGATAACCATTTCCTCCACCACAACCCATTGATCCCTGACCACCAAAGGCGTTTTCTCTGGCGACATGGAGACCACTAGCCTCACCATCAGTGAGAACAAAGCAGTGAACCTTCTGAAGGTCATTATCTCTCTTGAATTGAGGAATCAGATAATGAAGACATGCAAGTGCCTCATTAAGGGGAGTTCCAGAGAGTGAAAATTGATTGGGGTAGTGATATCCAACATAGTTTCTCATACCAAACACCAATCTGAAAACATAGAGCATCTGTTGCTCAAGATCCTTCTTCTTAGCAGTGCTGGAGAGAAGATTCATCAATCTAAAGTCACCTTGAATGATGAACTTACCCTCCTCCCAGATTGTGTCCTCACGACGAGATCCATTAACATAAGAGTTTGTAAAGGCATAAACATCAAAGGGGATATTACACTTACTACAGAACCAAACAAGATTGTAAAGTTGTTTGATTGTTTCAACGATACAGTTACCCATTGAACCAGACCAATCAAGGATGAAAATCAATCCGTGATTCTTACCATCAGGAATGGTTGTTACCTTCCTGAAGAGATCCTCATTGTATTTGTAAGTATGAAGTTTGGAACAATCAAGAACACCAGTCCTAGCGGTAGAGGCACGGGCATATGCATCAGCAGACTTCTTGCACTCAAACTCTTTTACAAGATAGTTGACCTCCTTTTGAGCGGACTTTTTAAAATCACGATACTTACTATCAGCCCAATCAAAGCAATCAGGACGGTGTTCTTTCTCAATCATTTCATGTTGACGAAGTTCCTTTTGAATCCTAGAAAAAGGAATAATGAAGTTTTTCACATTCATCTCAGGAAGTTCAAAGTAACCATTACTCTGTCCAGAAAGATTACCATTAAACTCCTCAATCCTTTCAGTAAAGGTTGAGTCAGTCTGAACCTCAGGTTCTGTGCCAGGATTGCCAGGTTTTACCTGCTCCTGTTTCGTCTCCTTAACCTCTTCCTCAATCTGATCCTCATACTTACTATCATCGGGACCCAGATCAGGACGATCCCCTGATCCAGAAGACTCAACAGAACTTTGCTGTTGCTGTTGCTGCTCCATATCCTCACCACCTACCTGACCATCAGGATTAGGTGGAATTGTCAGGGGTGCGGATTGTTTCTGTTGCTGTTCCTTACAATAGGCGTACAACTGCTTTGCTGCCTCTACAGCATCCTCAAATGTCTCACTATCACCAAGCAGTTTAATAATCCTCTCCTCCTCAAGATTGTGGAAAGGGATATCATTGAATCTACCAATCTTGTAGTAAAGGTTAGCACGATCCGCCAGGTTCATGTCACTGACATTCTGATCTGCAATACAGAAGAAATCATCATCAGATAGTTCCTTGTATCCAGCATAGAATGTCTTGTGAAGACCAGGATACTTTCTCTTCATCAGTTTCTCAATGCGGACATCCTCTGTCACATTAACAAACTGTTGGGGAACTTCATTTGCCCAACTCCAATCATCAGATGTGAACAATGCGTGTCCAACCTCATGTCCAACCAACATATCATAGACCACATTAGAGGCACGTTTCCACATTGGCAGTGTCAATACCCTTGTCTCAACATTAAACTGTGCCGTAGACACATTCTTGTGCTCAACAATCAGATC